CGTATCCGGGTATCAAAACAGCACCGTATCCGGGTATCAAAACAGCACCGTATCCGGGTATCAAAACAGCACCGTAAATAATAATATAAATAATAATATAGATAAGGATAATATAAAACCCGAAAACGAATTTTCGGGACTTTTTCCGGAAAACGAAAATTCGGCAAATCCGCAAAAATTAAGAGGGACAACAGAACCCCGTAAATGTTTGTTCGAAAACAGCAGATATGCAAAATTTGAAGATTTTGAAAAATGCTTTGACAAACCGGAATTTGAACAGATAGATATTTTATATTATTATCATTCCGTTGCTGATTGGAGTGCAAGCAAAGGCAGGATGCAAAAAGATTGGATTGCACAAACGAGAAATTTTATACGTGGGGACAAAGAAAAAGGAAAATTGCATTTGAAACCACAATACCAGCAAGGGAAAAAGAGTGTTGATATAAACGGCGCAATGGAATTTCTAAACAATGATTATTGATTATGAACAATTTACCCGAAAAAGCAGATACGCAGAACGTAGCGTTAGCAATATATAACGCAAAGCCTGGAACAATGGCAATTGATATACGCCGAAAAATGGTACAATTGCCGGAGGTTGCAAATGCGTTAACCCCGGTTGAAAAGTATATATTTGCAGCGTCAACAAAAACCCAAATTTCAGAAATGGACGACGGGGTTTTGGCAAGCAAGACAGCGCAAATGTTCCGGTTTATTGCAATGGACGTTGGTTATATTATCCCGCAGAATGAAAACGATTGGGCGTACATTCAAACCCGATTGGTTGATATACTGAAACGGTATTATTCATATTTGACGTTGGCGGATATAAAATTGGCTTTTGAGTTGGCGACAACCGGAGAATTGGACGAATTTTTGCCCCTTAATAGTCAAGGGAACCCGGATAAAAAGCATTACCAACAATTCAACGCTGATTACTTTGCAAAGATATTGGGAGCGTATCGGAAAAAACAAAATGAAGTAATTGGGAAAGCATATAAAGCGTTGCCGGAACCTAATAGAGAAATGACCCCGAAGCAAAAGAGATATTACCACAACTGCAGGGAAGCAAGAAACAGAATTGTTTTTTTGCAATACAAATACACCGGGAAAATATCATTTGAATTTAGTGACGAAATGTTTTTGTATGATTGGTTGCTAAAATTTGGATTTGCTGACGAAGTGGAGGCAACCGAGGACGACAGAAAACAAGCATTTACAAAATATATGCACCGTGCGGCAATTGGAATGGTAAACCAATATACGGCGTTCAACGTCCGGAGAAAAGGAATTGACAGCCCGGAAATTGATTTTACGGCGTATGAGGTTGCCAGGAAAAAGGAAATAATACGGGCGTTTAACCGTATTATTGCGGAGGAAATACAGATTGATAACTATTTATTTTTTATTTGAATTATGGAATGGGAACAAAAAGTAAAATTGGCGGAAGCCTTAAACACCGGAAATAACAAAGAGGCGTGCCAAATTATACTGAACAATGAAATGGATATGCAGGCGTGGGATATGTTTCTTACGGGCATGGATTTAAGACAATATGAAGATTATAGACCTTTATTGCCTAAAATAAGAGAAAACGAAAAAGATATAACTCAAAATTTGGGAATAAGAGAGGTTTTGAGAATGAATACACTAATAGTAGAATTGGAGGCAGAAAATGAAAATTGATTGTATAGTATGAATTGAAACAAAAATAATTATATTTGCTACGGGGATAGGCGGAGTAATTAACCGACCGAAAGGGCAAGCCAACAGCCCGTCCCCGTTTCTAATTTGTTGGCAGTTCTTAAAAGTTGGCAATTATGGAAAATGAGATTTGGAAAGATGTTCCCGGATATGCAGGGACATATCAAGTTAGTAATTTTGGGCGTGTAAAGTCTTTGCGTAAAGTATTAAAAGCGGGTTTAAGGAAAGGATATTTATATATTTCTTTGAGAAAAAAGAAATTTAATATTCATAGACTTGTAGCGATAGCATTTATACCAAATCCGGGAAATTTACCGGAGATTGACCATATAGACGGAAACCCATTAAACAACAATGCTAATAATCTGAAATGGGCTACAAGACAGCAAAATGAATTAAATCCAATAACAAGAAGTAGAATTTCAAAAAGTCTGAAAGGACGTAATATTTTATGGAAAGAAAAAATATCTAAAACACTGAAAGGTAGAAATGGAGAATTACACCCAAGGAGTATAAAGATTTATCAATATTCAAGGGATAATGTATTTATTAAATCATATCCAAATGCTCAAATTGCATCAAAGGAAACACACATTCCACAATCAAATATAAATAGATGCGTAAATAATAAATTAAAAAGTGCAGGAGGTTATTTATGGAAAAAAATATAAGAATTTCGGCAGTAGTGGGAATTGACCCGGGAAGCAATGGCGGTATTGTTACATGGCGACCAAATCAAAATATCAAGGCAATACGAATGCCCGATGATTTAACGGAATTGCGTAATTATTTGGAATATCTGAAAACCATTTGTTCGCCGATTGTTTTTTTGGAAAAATTGAGCGTGCGCCCGGATGATATAACTCCGGGTGCCGATGGCGTCAATATGGGTAAATTGTATCGCATACAAAAAATGCTTGCAAATTATGAACAGCTAAAAGCAACCATTGCGGTTTGCGATGTTCCGTTTGTCATGGTACACCCTATGAAGTGGCAAAACGAATTGAAATTGCGAACTAAGACTACCCGGAAAAAAGAGGAAAAGAACGAGCGAAAGCGCAGATACAAGGAAATTGCCGGGAATTTATACCCGGAGTTGAAACCGACATTATGGAACGCCGACGCAACGTTGATAATGCACTTTGGACGATACATTTTGCGAAACAATCCGAATTGGGTGCGGGAAAATTTGCCCGCCAAGATGTATGAACGCCTTTTTTAGCCCCGTATAGCGATTTTAATTTCAAAATGGATAAAATGTACATGGAAGAAGAAAAAGCCCCGCAAATCGAAAATCCGGGAAAAATAAGTATTCCGGATTTTAAAGAATATGAAATTGATAGAAACGGAAATGTGTTTAGAAATGGAAAGTTGATGAAACAGCAAACAAACACATACGGTTATAAACACATTCATTTAAGTATTGGAGGGAAAGTAACCACATGTTTAGTTCATAGACTTGTTGCAATGGCATTTATTCCAAACCCGGACGGTAAACCATGCGTTGACCATATAGACGGAAATAGAACAAATAATTCTGTTGATAATTTAAGATGGGTTACTATAAAAGAAAATAATAATAACCCAATAACAAAAGAACGTATTGGATTATCTAAAAGTGGAGAAAATTGTCCTTTTTATGGGAAACGTGGCAAATGTTGTTTGCATTCAAAACCTTTGTTTCAGTTTAAGAACGGTGAATTGATAGGGTATTTTGAAAGTATTGATGAAGCATGTAAAAAATATGGTTATAACCATTCTTTAATAACAAGATGTTGCCAACATAAAGTTTCAATTGCATACGGTTATGAATGGGAATACGCCTTTGATTATTTTATTGAATTAACAAAACAGATGCGTCATAATCAACGCAGATATTTTGCACAGCGCAGACCGGAAATTTTGGAAACGTGCAAGCAGTTAGAACATGAAGTTGACGCAATTGTTGCTAAACTGACAGACAAACAGATGTATTTGTTTGATTTATCCCGGATATGATTCATGGATTTTTTTGACAAAATAAAAAGAAAAATTTGGTAGTTTAAAAAAAATACGTACCTTTGTGCCGTTGAGATACAACAAATGATACACCAAAGAATGAGAGAAACAAAAAAATAATATTAACCGCCGGGGGAAACCCCGGCACAAACTGAGAGCAATATGATAGTTAAGAAATTAGAATTGGTAAACTTTCAAGCAATAAGGGAGTTTAACGCAGATTTTGACGGTAACGTTTATTTCATTACCGGGGAAAATGAGTTGGGAAAATCAACCGTGTTAAAAGCGATTGGGGCTTTATTGACCGGGAACCGTGATGCGGTATTAAGAAACGGCGAAAGCAAAGGCTTCGCAAAAATGATTGTCGGCGACGATGGCGAGGAATACGAGGTTGAATTGAAGTTTACAAAGGCAAACCCACGTGGCACGTTATCAATAAAATCAAAGACAACCGGAATGCGTTCCGATAATGTTTCAATGTTGCAAAAGATTTTCGGATATACTGATTTTGACGCCGTGGAATTTTCCCGTTGGTCGGAAACAGCAGAGGGACGCCGCAAACAAATTGAAGTTGTCAAGGCGTTGTTGCCGGAAAATGTACGCAAAAGAATTGCCGAAATTGATACAGAGGTTGCCGGGTTGAAAACAGAGCGTACCGGAGTGAACCGGGATTTGAAAACGTACAAATCCATATCAGACGCAGCCGGGCAGGGATTGACAACAGAGGATTTGAAAACGTATGCCAAATCAAAGGACATTACCGAACTGATGCGAGAACAGCAGGAAAACGCCCAATTGATAGAAAAGGCAAAAACCGTACGTTCGGCGTTAGCGCAGAGAACGCAGCTGTTGGAGGAAATTCCGGCACGTATGGAAGCCGCTAAAGATTCATACGAAAAAGCGATTGAGGCGGCAAAAAAGGCAATGGCGATGGCAGAACAAACCTACAAAGAAACCGTTGCACAAATTGAGGCAGAAAAAGCCGATTTTGAGAAACGCAAAGCAAATGCGGAAAATTGGTTGGCGAAGTATGAGGAAAACAACCCGGAAAAGTTAGATACAGCCGAGCAATTGAGAAAGGCCGAGGAACATAACAAAAAGGCTGCAAAAGTTGCCGATTATCTGACAAAGAAAAAGCAGGCAGACGACAAAAGAGCAGAAGCCGAAAAGATGGATTCAGATATTGCCAAATTATCCGCAGAGCGTGAAAAACTTATTTCGTCGGCAAAATTGCCAATATCCGGACTTTCATTCACTGACGACGGGTTGGTATTAAATGATGTACCATTTATTGCCGGAAAAGTTTCAGATTCGCAGATTATGGAAGTTGCCGCAAAACTTATTATTGCCAGCAATCCAACCGTTAAAGTGTTCCGCATAGCGAGGGGCGAAAGTTTGGGCGAAAAGAGATTGCAAGCAATTATTGAGATTGCTAAGAAAAACGGTTTTCAAGGATTCATTGAAGAAGTTAAGAGAGGGCAGGACGATTTGATTATTGAGGAATACACAGAAAGCGAGTAATTAACCGGGGGGGAGTTAAATCAAAGCCCCCCCCCATAATATAATTTGACATGGAAAAAGAAAATATAAAATTAATACATGGAGATTGCTTTGAAGTACTGAATAATATTGATGATAAAAGCATTGATTTAATATTAACTGATATTCCTTATGGCAAGGTTAATAGACAAAGTAATGGATTACGGAATTTAGACAAGCAAAAGGCTGATGTTGTGGATTTTAATATAACAGAATTGGTGAATTTACTTTGTAAAAAATCAAAAGGTAGTATTTATATTTTTTGTGGTACAGAACAAGTTTCCGAAATAAGACATGCTATGGTAAATAATGGGCTATCAACAAGACTAATTATTTGGGAAAAAACAAATCCAAACCCGATGAACGGACAAAGTATATGGCTTAGCGGAATAGAATGTTGTGTTTTTGGAAAATTCAAAGGTGCGGTTTTTAATGAACATTGTAAGAATTGTGTTTTACGTTTCCCAACTCAAAAAGGTAAAACACATCCGACTATGAAACCTTTAAAATTGTTAGAATATATAATGACCGTGTCAAGCAATGAAAATGATTTAGTATTAGATTGTTTTGCGGGGAGTATGACAACTGCAATTGCTGCAATCAATCTGAAAAGAAAGTGTATTTGTATTGAGAAAGACAAAACATATTTTGAAAGCGGTAAACAGAGAGTTGAAAATCATTTGATTAATAATAACATTTTATTTTGAATAAAACGGCTTTGAGACAATAAGATAAACATGTAACTACCATGTAACCGGGTTTACCCGGCAAATAAGAACAAAACAATGAAACCAAAGAAAGAAATGTTGGAACGCGCACGCCAGGACGGCGCGGCGCAAAGGGTGAACGAACTCATTTCCGCTTCCTACATGCTGATAAGCGAAGCGTTGCTGCTTCAAGGCGAGGCGGACGACCTGCTGCGCAAGCACGGGCTTGTATACGGCGAGGTGAAACAACGTGCCAACGCCCTGCAAAGGGAGTTCGACAAGTACTTTCGCTGCGTCTCGTCCATGATAACCGGGAAAGAGCAGAAAGAGGCCTACTTTGCCGACCTTGACGACTTCGACAAGAAACTGCGCGAGTACGCGAAACTGTAAAATAAAAAAAAGCCGGGCAGCTCCCGGCAAATACAAAGAAAAAAAGATTTTTAATACAACACAATGCAAAGATATGGAAAATCTCGAAGTAAGAACAAAGAAATGCAGCAAATGCGGCAGGGAATTGCCTGCCAGCGAATTTTACGCCAAGAAGTACGCGCCGGACGGCGCACGCCGGCGCATAAACTCCGTGTGGCACGACGCGAGCGAGATGCCGAATGGTCATGAGAAGTGCCTTGTTGAATTAAGATTTCCGGGGAAGAAAAATCCAAGATACTTTCTTTGGACACGGGGATGGGAAAATAGTTTTGTTACGAGGTGGGCATATTTGTCAGATTTGCTTCCCGAAAGAAAGGAGGAAACGGAATGACAGTACAAGAATTGATTGACGAACTTCTGAAAGTGGAAGATAAGTCGAAAGAAGTGATTGTCTTAACTGAAAATGACGAGTCTATTGTCAAGAAAGTTCGTGAGGACATAGATGTTTGGCTAACAACGAATGAATATTGACTATGGAACCACTTAAACCATTATCTGATAGAGAAGCATTACAAGAGTTAATTAACTATATATTAGGTAAAGATTGGTATGTTGTTGACCCTCTTTGTAATGACCAAGTAAACGCTATTGCTGTAGATGAAATAAAGAAAGAATTTGATATGTTAACCAATAGGAAAATAAAAGATAAATGGAATAGCATAATTGATAAGTTAAAGTTTAGATAATTATGGAACGCAAGATAGGAGAAATATTTGAGCACAACGGCGATTGGTATCAGTGCGTAGGAGGTACTTGCAGAAATTGTATCTTTTACTATGATACTGTTTGCAAGAACATTACCACTATTGGAAGTACCAATTTTGGAAATTGCCATTGTTCTTTAAGAACAGACCATAAATCTGTTATCTTTAAGAAACTTGAAAAGGTCGGAGAACCTTATATAAGTAGTCGTAATAAGAAACGATACCAATTATACAGATTTTTCTGTTTGCCTATAACAAAAGATATGCGGATAGAGATAGGAGGTACAAATTGTGTAGGAATAGAAATCAAACAAAACAAAGAAAATATGGAAGAGAAGAAAGACAATTATGACGGCTATATGGATAAAGAGTGCATTCATATTTGTGATGCGCTAAATTCAATTCCCAATGTGCAGACAACAGAAAGCTGCTGTGGACATTGCAGGGATAGGTTTATGGTTTTCTTCACCTGTGATAACCCTCATTCACTTGCAATTATTGCACGAGTTTTTGATAGGCGTTATATTAGTACTTCACAGCCGTGGTATATTGAATTGCAAACAAAAGATAGTGGTGATTACGATTATTTCATTCATTCTGAAACAAAATATGACAGTGAAATAACAATGATGAAAGATGTAAATCAAATTATCGAGAATATTAAACATTGGTGCGATGACAAGTTTGCTTCCCACTTTAAAGGTTGTGATGATAAGCCTACATTAGCTCCATTCGACATTAACTTGGCTAAGCAAGGCAAACCCGTCTGCACAAGGGACGGAAGAAAGGCAAGGATTATTTGCTTTGACACAAAAGGAGACGTGTGTCCTATAATAGCACTTGTGGAAAAGAATGGCATTGAATCAGCTTATCACTATGATAAAAATGGGAAAAACGCATACAAGAAGAGCGAAATAGACCTTATGATGTTTCCCGAAAAGAAAGAGGGATGGGTAATTATTAGAAAAGGCAATATTTACGAAACTGAGGAACTAGCTAGAAAAGCATTGATTAATTCTCGAACAGCCATAACAATTAAGAAAATAACTTGGGAGGAATAAACTATGTGGATTGCAAGAGACGAAGATGATTTACTATGTATATACAGACATAAACCATTTAAAGGTTATGAAACATGGATTGAGAATCCTGAAGAGTTATGAAAAAAAGAGAGATAACAGCAACGGGGATGATTAATAACAACGGCGGTTTGCAAATGTATATGGGCGAATTAAACGAATTTTTCAAGGGTTGGAAAGGTTCCCGAATAATTGCCCGGTTTATTGTTGCGTCGCCCGGTTCGTCCGAGGCTTTGAAAGGCTATTATTTCAATTACGTTGTACCAACATTCAGAACCGGAATTTGGGAGGCGGGCGAGCGTCTGACAGAGGAACAAACAGAACGCCGATTGCGTGAGTTGTCCCCGGTAATGTATGAGCAAATACCGAATATTGAAACCGGGGAATATGAAACACGGTTGCGTAAAATACAAGAGTTGAGCAATGCGGAATTGATAGAACATATTGAGCATTTAAAGCAGATTGCAGCCGAGGAATACAGCATATTTATTGACGACCCTAAAATATTATAATATGATAGTTTTAAGTTTATTTGACGGCATTAGTTGCGGGCAAATTGCATTACAACGCGCTAATATTGCTTACGATAGATATTTTGCTTCTGAAATAAATAAGCAATCAATAAAAGTTACACAACGTAATTATCCGGAAACTATACAAATTGGCGACGTTCAAAAAGTAAGTTACAAAGACGGTATATTGATAACAGAAAAAGGGAAATTTCATGTAGGAAAAATTGATTTATTAATTGCCGGTTCCCCATGCCAAGGATTTAGCAAAGCTGGGAAAGAATTGAATTTCAAAGATGAACGCAGTAAATTATATTTTGAATTTTTGCGTATTCTGAAAGAAACAAGACCAAAATATTTCTTATTAGAAAATGTAAAAATGAAGTCTGATTATTCGGATATAATAACGAGAGATTTGGGCGTTAAACCTATATTAATAAATTCACGTTTAGTTTCGGCACAAGATAGAAAAAGGCTTTATTGGACTAATATAAAAAATGTTCAACAACCAAATGATAAAAATGTATCATTTCAAGACATTACGCCGGGTTGGTTTTGCGGTTGTATGCGTGGTAGGCGCGTATTAAATAACAAGCGTTGTGATTACAATAAAGATGTTCCATTACAACAGTACATTGAGTGTAGGAAAGACAATAAAACAAATTGTTTGACAACGGTAACAAAAGATAACGTTGCAATACGAACAAAACAACGATTTACAAAAATATCTGATATAGAATATAGATATTTAACGCCAAATGAGTATGAGAAATTGCAAACGGTTCCAATAGATTATACTATTGGGGCTTCTGATAGTGCAAGACGTACTATGTTAGCGGAAGGATGGACGGTTGATGTTATAGCGCATATTCTGAAATATATAAATTTGAAAAGCATTTGATTATGAAAAAAGTAACATTGAAAGACAGCAAAGGAAATGAGATAAACGACATTTTGAAAGATGTTTTGACGTTTGATTGTGAAACAACCGGATTACCCGCAAAGGGGGGCAAAATGGGACGTTGATTTTGCAGAGTTTCCAAATATTGTGCAATTGGCATGGTCGGTAAACGAAAAGGAACGTTCATACATCATAAAGCCGGAGGGGTGGGAAATTCCGGAAGCCTCAATTGAGGTACACGGAATTACAGCAGAGAGAGCAAACGCCGAGGGCGTCCCATTCGCTGATATTATAGACGAATTTTTGGAGGATTGCAAAAAAGCCCGTTTGTTGGTCGGACATAATATTTACTTTGATACGTCGATTGTAAAAGCAATGATATTGCGCATTATGGGGCGTGAATATTACGACGCAAAAGCGGAGGACGCATTGTTTAAGGGCAAACGAATTGATACGATGACGAAAACAATTAAATTTGTTGGCGCATTGTATGCAAACGGCCGTCCGGGCAAATATCCGAAATTGGAGGAACTTTACAACAAGTGTTTCCCCGGCGAAACATTCCCGGCACATGATGCGTTAGAGGACGTAAGGGCGTGCAAAAGATGTATTCCGGTTTTGGTTGAAAAAGGTATTATTGAACTAAAACAAAAGGAATATCCGGCAGAGCAATTAAAGTTGGAGCCGAAGCTCGCAAAAACAAAGATGGTAAAACGTGTTATTGAGTTTCACGACCTAAACCCGGTTTTATCCCCGGTCGTTGATGCGGAGATGAAAAGTAAAGTAAAACAGATGTTGGATAAAACCGAATTTTGAAAAATGGAAGAAACCGACCCGGAGAAACCGGGGAATAAATAAATTATCTTTTATGAGCGAAAAAAAACAAACAGTTATGCCGATTCCGGCAAAAGAAAAGTTTTCACTTTCAAAAGTGAAAGTGTTGAAAGACGGCGGGTTAGATGTTCATTATGAAGTTACCGAAACAATCGACAACGAAAGTTATACGAACAAATACCACGTCGAGAGCGCAAAGGACATACACCCCGATTTGCGCAATTGCTTTGACAGGTTGCGCCCAATTATGGGGCGTATTTTCAATATTACGTCGTTTTTATCACTTATGGATACGCCGGATATGAAAGCTAATCAAAAGCAGAAAGACGCCGCCCGTAACTTTGCGGACGAAATGTTGAAAAACATTGCGGTTCGGGGCGTGTCCCTTTCCGGTCAAGACGATAACGTTGGGGTTATCCTTATGGGATTGTTCACGGTATCCAACAATCAAAAGACGGCGATAAATTCGCCCCGTCTGAAATTCAATATCGAAACGTTCGGTTTTGAGGAGGAATTGGAAGAAATCGTTGCAGACATTGAAAATGAGGTTTACGCATTTTTGTTCAAAGGCAAAAAGGCGCAATTGGAATTGTTCGGGGCTGATGGGGAGCTCAACCCGTTAGTTTACGCAAATGATACAGACAATATGTAATGAAGCCAATATTGTTGACCGAGCGTTGCGAATATGAATATTGCGTTGCACGTGGTTACGAGCCGTTATTGGATATTCGTAATTTCCGGTTAGATATACGGTTGCGTGTTGAGTTACAACGGGAATTGTTCGGGCATTGCGTTTTAGGACGTGGCGACATTCCCGTTGCCAACCAACGGTTTTTCCGGTGGGTTTGGGAGCATAAGCCGCACCAATGCGAGGAATGTTTAAAGCCGTTACGGAATTATTCCGCCGTTTATTGTTCGCATATATTGACCCGTGGAGCGTTTCCCGAAATGGCGACTGATGCAAGAAATATAAATATACTATGTTTTGAACATCATTCATGTTGGGAGAACGGAGATAAAAGTAAAATGCGAATATATCCGGGCAACGTCCGGATTATTGAATTGCTTAAAAACGAATACAGAAGTTTGAAAATATGAGGACGAAAAAAAGAACACCCGATTACGGGGCAATTTCCCGCCGTTCAATCAAAAATGATTTCAGACGGGTACAAACATACCCGGAAAGGGAGAAACGCCCGCAAATCGAAAATACGCCCGAAATAAATGCAGAAAGACGGGTTTTGTTTGTTGGCGAAAATTCAAGTTATTACAAATTGCGTCCTTTCATTGTTGGCAAATTGGTTCGATTGCTTCAAAAATCAAGCGTCGGCGGTTGGGTTTGTGAGTTCGTATACGACGACGACCGAAAAGCGATAAACAATGCCGCCGGATGGTCGGACAATAAGAAACAATATTTGTTGGATTGCGTAAAATTCAAGTGACATGAAAATAAAATCAAAAACCGGCTATAAAATTGCGATATACACGTTCGTGACGTTAACGGTTGCGTCTTATATGTGGGCGTTGTATAGTATCATTGTTTGGATAATTAAAGTGTTTTTTGTATGAGTGTAAACAAGGTTATTTTGATGGGACATACCGGGAAAGCCCTGGATTTTAGGGAGTTCGATAACGGGGGTTGCGTGGCGACCTTTTCGTTGGCAACCACTAAACGAGGTTATACCACAAAGGACGGGCGGCAAATCCCGGAGCGTACCGAATGGCATAACGTCGTATTGCAAAACGGGTTGGCAAAGGTCGCCAATCAGTACGTCAAAAAGGGCGACAAACTGTATATTGAGGGTGAATTGAGAACCCGCAGTTATGAGGACAACAACGGCGTCAAACGGTATGTTACCGAGATAGTCGCAACTGATATGGAAATGTTGACCCCGAAAGCGACCGGAGCCGGGGCGCAAGTACCGCCGCCGCCCGTGCCGGATGCACCCGCCCCCGACAGGAACGACGATTTACCATTTTAAGCCGGTGGACGATATGGGAGCGATAAACGGACGGGTTATTTACAGCCCAAAAGGTAAAGCCAGGGAATACGCCGAGAACGCCGCCAATTTCTTTGTCGGTTGTTCTAACGGTTGTACTTACTGTTATTTGCGCAAAGGTCGTGGCGCAAAGGTATTGGGATGCAGTCGCCCGGAGTTGAAAAAGACGTTGCGGGAATATCCATACGCTTTGGATATTTTCAAAAACGAATTGTTGGCGCATAAGGAGGAATTGCAGAAAACAGGGTTATTCTTTTCGTTCACGACCGACCCGTTGTTGCCGGAAACGGAACGGTTGACCCGTCAAGCGGTCGGCGTATGCCAACGCCACGGCGTCCCGGTTAAGATATTGAGCAAATGCGCCGAGGGATTGAACCGCTTCATTGATTTTGCCGAGGCGTCCGAGGGTTGGGACGTGTCCCGTATCGCTTTGGGCGCAACGTTGACAGGTTGCGACGAATTGGAGCCGAACGCCGACCCAAATACGATGCGGGTTAATGTGTTGGCACGGGCAAAACGCCACGGGTTCCGCACCTTTGCAAGCGTGGAGCCAATCCCGCCGGGAATGTACGACCGGGCAATTGGGATAATCAAATTGTCGTATCCGTTCGTTGACCTGTATAAAATCGGATTGCAGAGCGGTGGCAAATATCCGAAACGGGAAATACGATTGATTTACGACACGATTACGGAACATTGGGAGGGACGCCCGGAACAACCCCGTATCTATTGGAAAGATAGTATTGTTAATCCGTTGGGGATTGACCGGGGAGAATTGCCGGGGTATTGTGTCACTGTTAATTGGGATTTGTTTAACTATGAAAAGTGAAATACGGGTTGAGGTTCCCGCCGATTGGTCGGAGTAAGGACGTGCGGCGATGTTGTCGTTATCATTTACGAGCCAATCCAAAACTTCCGGCAAATTGGATTTATCCATTACCCGGAACCCGACGACGAAACCGAGAAACCCGAAAATAAAAAGTAAATATGCAGTACAGCAATAAGGATTACAACCCCGACCAACACGACCGTTGGCGGGCGTTGACGGTAAAGAACCCGTTTGCAACGCAGTTGGTAACGGCGGCGTATGAGGACAACGGGGTTATTTATGGCGAAAAAACAATTGAGGTTCGCAGTAAGTCCACGACGTACCGGGGCGACCTGTTAATTTGTTCGTCAAAGAACCCGGATTTGCCGGGGTATGAAAACGGCGTAACATTGGGGTTGGTCGAATTGTACGACGTTAAGCCTGTTGCCGAGTTTACGCCGTTAGATTGGGAACAAACCCGGATACCCCCGGAAAAGCGAAAGGCGATAACAAAGGGCTTTGGGTGGATGATGCGAAACCCAAGACGTGTTGTTGAAATGCCAATCAAGGGGCAATTGGGTATTTACAATTTAGTTTATACGAAAGGCGAAATAATACAATACCCCCGGAAAATGGTAATTGACAAAAAGAGTTGGGGACAGATAAAAAAACAGATAGAGAAATGAAAACAATCGGATTCCATATTTGGCGTTTGGGGGTTTATTTGTATCTGCAAAGTTTGTGGAGGTACAAACAGTTTTATTTGTTCCCGGCTTTGATGGTTGAGGGCGTAAAAGGGCATGACACATATTTTGATATTGAGATAAAAATATTGTGTTTTTGCTTTGGGTTTCGGCTGATTTGGATTAATAAACAGAAATACAACCATAAATGATTAACTTTGTACTGAAATAAAACCGTGAAGCAATGAAAGAAAGTAAATTAACCCCGTTTGATGCGGAAACAATTTTGATGATAAAGAGTGTAACCGGGCATGAACCGGAGATTACCGAAAAGGCAGAATTGTTTGAAATGAGAATGTACGTTGACGACAAAAACGAATATGTTATTATGGCGGCAATAAATGCGGTTATTGGTCGTTATGGAATGAGGGTGCGAGCCGTTGACTATATACGGGAAGAAATATTTTTGAGTGGTGCGACATTCTTTGTTGAGTACGAAAAAGGTGCGGAAGATTTGCCAAACGAAGTACGTGCGGATAAAAGAGAACCGAACGAGAAAGCCGGATATTTGTATTGTCGTAGATTGTTGGAGGTGAGAGCTGTTCCCGTAACACGTGATAATATCGAAAGACTGATTGATTTTACCGGAGGCGGAACAATGGAGATACCAAGAAAGCCCGGTGGAATTGGTTTATATTCTTTCATAACAGAAAATGGCGTTATTATGAGCGTTCCGGAAAGATGGGCGGTTATAAGGTTCCCGGATGGAAGATTTGGTAAAATGGAATACGAGGAATTTGTAGAAACATTTGAGGAAAAGGACGAAAATAAACCCGTGTTAAGTTTCAACGAAAAAAGATTGTTTGCAAAAATGAATAGTCTTTTCGGAAAGGACTTGCAAGAGAGGTTTTCAAAGTTAACGGAGGAATACCACGAATTATTTGTTGTTGCTGATGATATGTTGGTTAACGGAATAATTCCGGACGATAAGACGGAAATAATAGACGAATTGTCAGACATGAACGCCGTTTTGTTCCATATCGCAGCATTGTTCGGTTATAGCCAAAAGGAATTGTTGGAAATGGCATACAATAAAATTGCAGGCAGGGAGAAAAACCCGGAGTTCATGCGTAAACACCCACACAAGGAGCCGGAAAGCCCGGTTTGCGGGAATTGTGGTAACTTTGAAAATGAAGATACGGAGGGCGACGGATTTTGCAACGAGCAAAACAGAATGAGGCATTGCAGTTGTATTGCGTGCAATCAATGGCAGGAAAGACAGACCGCCGAGGAATACAAACAATTTGAACAACGTTTTAATAAAGTACAATAACATGAAAAAGGATTTTATCAAAGAATTAGCCGAGTTGATTAATAAACACGGTTTGGAAAAAGAAATGAGAGATACCCCGGACTATATTTTAGCCCAAGTTTGCGTTGATGCGATGGCGGTATTTTCGGAAGCAATCGCCCGTCGTGACGAATGGCACGGATTCAGAAAGGCGGACGAAAAGAACGCAAAGGATGCAAAAAGAAATTACCCGGACGATTGCAATATTTGCAAAGACCGTTTCAAATGCGCCGATTACATGAGAACGCAGCCAATTTCAAATCTGATTCAGCGTTTCAAGACTACAAAAGACAAAGAGGAAAAAGCGGCGATTGCCGGATTGCTTAAACAGATAAACGCCGATGCGTCCGGGAAGCCGGAAACGGATATTCCGGAGGAAGTGAAAAAAGTTGCCGGGATATTGGGAAAGGCGTTGGGCGCACGTGTTGAGATACGACGCATTGAGGTTCCCGAAAAGAAACGCAGATTCAGAAAGAAGCCAAGAAAGGAGGGCGGAAATGAAACCCGTTGAGTTCCCCGGCGTGAACGTAGTATTTGCGAAAGACCAACCGGAATACATTCCGTTGCCAGCAATGAAAGTTCCAAACGACCCGCAGGGGCTTATAATTACCAAATGGCAGTTATCCCCGGAGGAATTGGAGAGAGTAAAAGAAACCGGAACAATACATTTGTCAATGCTGACGTTTAACCAGCCGTTGCAACCCGTATTGTTGACCGTAGATTTTCCAACAGATACGGTTTAACAAGCAAAAAACGCCCCGGAATTTCAACCGGGGCTTTGCCGCACATAGACGAAAAGCAAAACGGGCTAAAATTAGCCCCATAGAACGACGATAATTCAAAAGACAATTAAAAGTATCAAGGAACAAACGAAACCCGCTTAAAACGAAAATTCCCCGGAAATAACAAGCAAAGGGAAAGCGACGTTTGAGAGGAAAGTAAAGAAATTTGGCTTTGCTGTTATAAAAGGTTTGAAAATGGAAACAAGTAAAAGACAAAGGGGCAGACGCCCGAAAATGTGTAAACGAACGAAAGACCAAAGGGAGTTTGATTTGTCTTTTTGTTCAAATCTGTTTTTGCGTGGGTACACGTATAGGGAGATTTCGGAAAGATTGAACGAGGAAAACGCCCGGCGGGGCGTAGGTTATACCATAACAAAACAAATGGTATATTGGGATATGCAACAATTGCTAATTGAGTGGAAACGTGAACGGATGGAAAATATAGACGATTACGTTACGCAGGAATTGCGAAAGTTGGATAAAATGGAGGTTGAATTGTGGGAAGCGTGGGAGCGTTCCAAGACCGGAAAATTGAGAGAGAAAAACAGACAGAACGCAAAGCCACGGAAAGTATTGGGGGATGGCGACAACCCGGAATATTACGGATATGAGGAAACAACAACGGAAACGTCCGCCGGAAACCCACGGTTTTTGGATTTGCTTTTGAACTTGCAACAACGCCGGGCAAAGATGTTGGGATTTGATGCGCCAATTAAAGTTGAGATACCGGGGTTGAAAGAAAGTATAAACGGCGATGCGCCGCAATATGATGTAACAGCAATCCCGGATGATTTGTTGTTTGCCGTTGCGGACAAATTACAGTCGGCAGAGTATAAACGAGTATTGGAAGAAAAGGGGGTAACGGATGGTAATGCGTAAGAAAACGACAGCAGCAGCAAAGGAATCGGAGTATAAAAATGAGATATGCGACAATTGCGATTTATCTAAATGGGTAACGCATTTGCACCAACATTTTGACCATACCGGAAAACCTATTTGTTTAACGTGTCCGCATGAAACATATTTCATTGTTAGGGGTCGTAAAGCGTGCCAACATTTCATAAAGAGAAAGGAGGCAAAAAATGAAAAATGAGCAATTGTTGAAAATGTACGCTGCAATTAAAGATAATCCAGGCGAAATTGTAAAATGCGCAGCCCGTCGGCGTCTGATAAATTTTTCCCGGTACCTTAAACCGGATTTGGTTTTAGAACCGTTTCATGTTGTGTATTATACGTTGTTGGATATGTTTGCGCATGGATTAATACGTAAAATGATTGTTCAAATGCCGCCGCAACATGGAAAATCGGAGGGGTCAAGCCGAAATTTACCCTCATTTATGTTGGGGTTGAACCCGGACGCAAAAATTTGTATTGGTTCGTATGCTGCAACAATCGCACGGGATTTTAACCGGGACGTTCAACGAATAATCGACACGCCCCGGTATCGTGAATTATTCCCCGGCACGTATCTAAATGGGTCGAACGTCGTAACGATGTCGAATACCTATTTGCGCAATTCCGATGTTATCGAAATGGTCGGGCATAAGGGTTCGTTGCGTGTCGTCGGTCGTGGCGGTTCGTTGACGTCAAAAACGGTTGACGTATCAATATTGGATGATGTTTACAAAGATTATGCAGAGGGAAACAGCCCAATTGTACGCAATGCGGCGTGGAAATGGTACACGACCGTTGTACGCACTCGTTTACACAACGATAGTCAAGAATTGATTGTATTTACCCGCTGGCACGACGATGATTTGATAGGACGCATTGAAAAGAGCGGCGAAACGATTATTGATGTTAGGCGTTGGGCGGATTTGGAGAACGTAACGCCGGGGGCGTGGGTGCGCATAAACTTTGAGGGACTGAAAACCGGGGAACCGACCGAGATAGACCCACGGGAACCGGGGGCGGCATTATGGGAAAGCCGACACAGTAAAAAAAAGTTGGATGCGCAAAAGGCATTAGACCCGGTGCAATTTCAATGCCTGTATCAAGGCAACCCCGGTTCCGCCGAGGGTCGATTGTACCAACCTTTCAAAACGTGGGTCGAAAAATCCGATTACGGCACGTACATTCGTTCCGGCGCATACATTGACGTTGCCGATGAGGGCGACGACCTGTTGTTTGCCGCAACGTATGACGTGTATAAGTCCGACAATATGTTTTTCAACGAGAAAACAAAGCGCATGGAGCCGATATTGTTTGCCCTTATTACAGATATGGAAATGACAGACGAAAATACAGACGTTACAACCGTAACCGTCCCAGCGATGATTAACCGGAACGGGACGCAAAAAGCGTGGGTTGAGAGCAACAACGGTGGTGCGGGTTATGAAAAGGTTATCAAAAAGAAAGTCCGGGCTATTACCGACCCGTTTTATCAAGGGGGCAACAAGGAAAGCCGGATAATAACAGCGTCCGCAATGGTTAATCAGCATATAATTATGCCGTTTGGTTGGGAAACCCGGTACAAAGCCGTTTACGACCATGTAACCGGATTTTTGCGCAATTTCGGAGCTAACGCGCACGACGACCCGGAGGACGGATTGACCGGGATATATGAAAAGGAGATTGCGGACGGCAATATACAGCCATACGCACACGCAAACCGAGGCGTAAGACGACGCAATTAGCAATATTTTTGAGATATGCAAGATTATCCGGGAAAAAGTTTATAACTTTGTGAGCGAACGAGGGAGCAAAGGGACAGCCCCGGAGAAAGTAACAATATTTTTAACGTTAAAAACAAAGAAGTATGATTTGTAAATGTCCGGCGGGGGCGGCGTTGCCCGATGTACCCGCAATTACGTGTTCGGAAAGTTTCGGACAGGTTCAAAAAGTGGCTTTTCAACGTCTTACGAAAGACGACGGAAGCAAAAACAGTTTTACGAGTGAAAAAGCGATTACGGCGTTGGCGTCGTGGACGCCCCTGTTATCGGCGGCGGATAGCACGAAAGTAGTTGTTTCGCCGTATATCCAAGCCCCGACCGCCGAGGCGGGAGCCGCCCGCACCTTTGGAGGCGGTAACGAAACGTTGGGAGGCATCGAAGAAATTATTGGACGTGAACCAACACCGTTTACCGGAGTTATCCGCAAAGCTCCGCAGGAGGTTATCAAGGCATTAAAGGAAATGCAATGCGAAAGTTGGGCCAACAATTTGGGTATTTTCCTTTTCGACGAAAACGGCGCAATTGGAGCCATTAAGGACGCCACAACGGAGGGCACATATTACCCGATACCGATACGTTCGTTGTTTATCGGCGATAAGACGTTGGGCGGATTGGAAGCCCCGGACAGCAACGCAATACAATGGTTGTTTTTGCCGAATTGGTCGGACGATTTGGCGATTGTTGTCCCGGCGTTTAACCCGCTTACGGATTTGAAACCCGCTCAAGATTAATGGCGGCGAAAGTTACAAAGGTCGTGTTGGAGTGTCCGACCCTAAACACGACCGAAGAATTTGAGATTAACCACGCCGAACGCCTGTTGCGGATGCCTAACAATGGCGGTTGGCAGTTGCCCGAAAAAACACCTTTTGAATTTAGCAAAGAAAATGGGATTAGATATAAAACGCATAAGAAAGGAAATAACGGAACCGAGGAAAAAGGCGACGATAAATAAAGCGGTCACACATCAAAATCGCATTAAATTTCACGCCCAAACCAACGTAACGCCCTTAATGTGTTTACCCACGACCGATTTTTTGGCATGGGTTCAAAATCTTATCCCGCACGATAAATTCAAAATCTTCAAAACATTGTTCCGTTATCCCGTTCGTACCAACGAGATAACGGGCATTTGTTTTGATAAGTTAAGCCGTATTTTCGACGGTCGTAACCCGGCGTTCAACTATCAATTTCAAAACACGGAACAACGGGACGATTGGGAATATTACCGCCAAGATGTATTAAAGGAGCCGGAAATTTGGAGTACGAAAGGTTGGGAGTTTTTCAAGACGGAAATAAACAGCGTCTTAATAGTTGATTTGCCCGCCGAGCAGAACCCCGCAGACCGCTACCCGACCCCGTATTTTTATTGGCTACCTATCGAAAGCGTTATAACCTTTGAGGCAAACCGGACAACCGGGATTATGGATTGGATAATTTTCCGCCAACCCGATAAACGTATTGCAGTTATTGACGATGAACGATACAGAGTATTTGCAGAGGACGACGGCGGCAACATAGGCAAATTATTGGTTGATAACCCACACGATTTGCGCTATTGCCCCGCCCGTTTCTTTTGGAACGAGCCAATGAATTTGCGAGAACCGGACGTTAAACAATCCCCGCTAACAAAAGAATTGGAGGCGTTGGATTGGTTTTTGTTTTTCCATATATCGAAGCGGCATTTGGATATGTACGGGGCGTACCCGATATATTCCGGTTACGAACAATCGTGCGACTTTACAAACGCCGAAAACGGCGATTATTGCGACGGTGGATTCTTGAAAGACAAACAAGGGTATTACAGGTTAGACCAAGCCGGGTTATTGATGCGTTGCCCCAAGTGCGGCGACAAACGGATTACCGGGGCGGGTTCCTTTGTTGAAATACCGATACCGGACGGGGACAAACAACCCGATTTACGGAACCCGGTGCAAATGTTGACCGTTGACCGTTCAAGCTTGGATTACAACGTTGAGGAAGAAACGCGATTGCGGGAAAACATCATTACCGCCGTCGTCGGACAAAACGAGGAAGTAACCCAACGGGAGGCGTTCAATGAACAACAGGTTAAAGCTGCATTTGAGAGCCAAAGCACGGTATTAAACCGAGTAAAAAAAGGCTTTGAAGCCGCCCAACAGTTCGTCGATGAAACGGTTTGCCGATTGCGATACGGCAATATGTTCGTATCTGCAAAAGTCAATTACGGCACGGAGTTCTATTTGTACGACGCAAGCGAGTTGCGGAACCGTTACAAGTCAGCAAAGGAAAGCGGCGCAAGTGAGGCAGAATTGGACGCCCTACAAAATCAGATTATCGAAACGGAGTACCGGAACAACCCAACCCAATTGCAACGTATGTTGATATTGGCAGAGTTGGAGCCGTACCGCCATTTGACCCGGAACGAGGTATTGGATTTGTACGGGCGTAACTTAATCCCGGAGAATGAATTGCGTATAAAGTTGAATTTCGCTAACTTTGTCCGCAGGTTTGAACGGGAGAATACAAATATTTTGGAATTTGGAACGCAAATACCATTCGACCAAAAGATTTCAGTAATAACAAGTAAACTTTACGAGTATGCGAGTAAAAACAGCAACAGAGGGTAAAACAAAGGACGTCGCAATTACCGACGTCAACCCCGAAAACTACATTGTACCGAGTAACGAACAACATTTGTATCATTGTGTTATTGAGGTACGCAAGTTTGACAGCGAAACGGGTAAACGCTTGTCCGTTCCCCGTATCCAAAAGTTCGGCAAAAAGTCGTTTGAAAACGGCATTTTGGACGCACTGAAAAGACAGGGTTACACGATTACCGTATTGCACGACCCCAACGAGTACTTCAAGGCGCAAGCCGAGGAAAAAGCGGCACGAATCGCCGCCGAAAAAGCCGCCGCCGAAAAAGCCGCCGCCGAAAAAGCCGCCGCCGAAAAAGCCGCCGCCGAAAAAGCCGCCGAGGAAAAAGCCGCCGAGGAAAAAGCCGCCGAGGAAAAAGCCGCCGCCGATGCAAAGGCAAAGGCAGAAGCAGAGGACAAACCCGGAGCGAAAAAGTAACAGAGTATTAAACCATTAAAAATACGATTATGGCACAGATTGCACAGCAGGACAATTTGGTTATTGAAGTAACAACAACCGCCGCTGCATTGGATAGCAACACAAAAAACAAGTTGATTGCTTGTATTGAGGGCGGCACAATTGCCGATGTTGTTTTGGTAACAAAAGAGGTTGAAAAGAAAATCAGCCATGCAAAAATTGTTAGTTGGTTGGTTGACACAACCGGGGCTTCCCCAAAATATTCTATTCTTATTGTTAACGCTAACAGCGCAGCGATTGCAACAATTGCGTTGAATTAAAAATTCAAAGGGAAAGAATTATGTTAACGAGAGAAATTTTAATTGCAAATGCGGCTTTGTCCGGTTTGACGGACGAACAAATTGCGGCAATTACAACATTGTCCGCCAACGACGAAAATAGCGTTATCGCTAAAAAAACGGGCGAAATTTACGGCGGATTGGATGCTGATATTTTGGCGGCGTCCGGTATCGCAAAGAACGGAACCGAAAAGACGTTTGATTACGCAAAACGTGTGGTCGCAGAGTTCAAAACCAAAGCGGAAAGCGCAAGCAAATTGCAAACTCAAATCGACAGTCTGACGAAAGAAAAGGCACGTTTGGAAAAGGCAATTGCCGACGGTGCGAGCGATACGGAAACGGCAAAGGCGTTGAAACAGGCGAAAGCCGATTTAACGGCTGTAACAACGCAGTTTAACGACCTCAAAAGCAAGTACGATGAAGCCAAAAAGAATTTCCAAACAGAGTTGTTTGGCGTTCGTATCGAGGGTGCATTGCAGGCCGCAACAGCCGGGTTGAAATTCAAACCGGGATTGCCCGAAAGCGCAACAAAGGTTTTGTTAGCGCAAGCAATCGACAAAATTAAGGGTATGAACCCCGAATATATCGACGACGGCAAAGGTGGCAAAATCCTTGCTTTTAAGGACGAAAGCGGCGCAATTATGCGTAACCCGAACAATCAGTTGAACCCGTACACCCCCGGCGACCTGTTGGCAAAGGAATTGGAAACAATGGGTATTTTGGATAAGGGACGCAAAGCCGGAGGCGGCGGAACGGTTCCCCCGGCGGGCGGTTCCGGCGGTGGTGGCGGAATAACCATTGACGTAACGGGCGCAAAAACCCGTGTCGAGGCTTACGAAGCAATCGCCGCAAATCTTATGGCGCAGGGCTTAACGGCGGGTTCCGAAAAGTTCGACGCCGCAATGAAACAGGCATGGCAGGACAACAATATTGCCGCATTGCCGGAAAAGTAAACAATCACGGGTAAAGGGTAAACCCGCAGTAATAACAATTTAAAACTAAAAACTATGAGCTTAGTAGCAACAAGATTGCAGAATTGGCGGATTGAAAACCCGGAATTAGACCGTAATATGACCCGCCCGTGTGAGTATGGCGCATTGGATTTTTTCATTGAACAAACCAACGCCCCGTCCTCAATCATTAACCCCAATTTGCGTGACCGTGCGTTTGCGTCTATTGGTAACACGGTACAAGTACCCGTTATCAATTACGACGGCGATGTACAGGTTAGCAATGTCCGTTCGTGCGTTATCGCAGACGATGAAAATACGTCCGCATTGGTAACGGTTACCTGGGCGACTTATGCCATTGGCTTTACAATGGTTCCCGCCGCCTACATGAACAACGAAATTTCCTATGCACACGACTTTTTGCGCAAAATGGAAAAGACGTGCCGGGCTTTGGCGGACAAATTGGACGTCGGAGCCGTTGCCGCATTGGAGGCAAACAAAACACAAGTGTTCAAAACGTTGCTTAATTACACGCAGTCGGGCAACGTGGTACAGGTTCCAACCCAAATGGCGACCGAGATTTTGGGCGATATTAACCCGATTATGCGGGCTAACTGTTACCCGGAATATATCCACATTATCGCTAACGCCGGGGTTGATAGCCTTATCCGCAAACTTGCGCAACATGGCGTTTACAACGACGTAAACAAGCGCATGGAGTACGACAACAAGGTTTTGCACTACACGAACAACGTAACCGATGAATCGGGAAAAATGGGAACCATGTTTGCCGTTGCTGACGGTAATGTTGGTATCCTTACACGTGTTGACCGTGAGGCATTGCGCCGTACCCGTGCGAATTTCCACGAATGGGACGTTGTACGTTTGCCGTACATTAATTTGCCCGTTGGTTCGCACTATTACACCGCCGTTGGCGACCAATCCGCAATCATGGGCGACGCAACCGCCGATTTGACGTGCGCCGTTAAGGAATATTTCGGATTTTCCGTTGACGTGGCGTATATGGTTGCTTACAACAGCAAGCCGGATACCGTGGCAAACCCGATTATCAAAGCCGAGATTGCCGCCCGCAATCCGAACGTACCGTTGGGCATGCCTGTATATGTAACCAACGCCGGGGAATTTCCCTCCGGAGGTGTGGGCGCATAACGCCGGAGCATAACGGATTGTTAAACCGGGGGGGCGGGGAAAATCCCCCGTCCCTTTTTTAATTTATAGAGATATAGAAACGTTGGTATCAATTAAAGGCGGTAACATCGTTTACTGACAACAATTTGGTTGTCAAAATTGACAGTATAACACGCATTAGTTTTGCCGTAGAAAACGAATAATTATGTATAGGCTTGAGGAAATACAGAACGCATTATTGCACGTCGTCGGGTGGCAACAATCATACGACCCGGCAAAGGCGATAGACGACAATTTAACGCAGTCGGAAAGCGGTTTGACGTTTCAAGGTGCGCACCCGCTTGTAACGTTGGAAAATGTCCGGGCAATCGTCCCGGATGATTTCGTTTTTCAATATTCCGAATGGAATATGATACCGGAATACAAAACAGGTGCGAAAGTGCGACACAATGGCAAAGTATGGATTGCCCGTCGGGACAACCAAAACGAGGAACCGACCGAAAGCGATTTTAACGACGATTTCAACGACGATTACGGCAACCCCTATTGGCAACCGTACAATTTCATTTCCGATTATTTGGAGCGGTTGACCCGTAACGGTATTGCGCAAATGGTACAAACATTCACGCAAATAAAGGGATTAGATAAGGAAACAAAGAACCTGTTGGAGCGGCGCACGTTCTTTGACGGTGCGGGACGTATCCGGGCGACGTTGCCGAATAATCATAAATTAGTTGGGTTTGAAATTGTCCCGGTTCGTTCTATGGGCGTAACAATGAAAATCGAACAAATCGGGTTGCAAATGACGGGCGCAACCGGGGTTGTTCGTATGTATCTTTTCCATTCGTCCCAAATCGATCCGATAAAGACGTTTGATTTGAATTTTACGCAGACAAACGGCGGTTTTCAATGGTTCCCGTTGAAAGATTGTTATTTGCCGTATATCAGTACCGGAAACAACGCCGGGGGGTCGTGGTTCCTTTGTTACAACCAAAACGATTTGCCCGCCGGGATGCAGGCAATTAACATGACAAAGGATTGGAGCCGGGAGCCGTGCGGGACGTGTACGGGTTACGTTGATTTGGAGCGTTGGCGGGAAATAACCAAGTATTTACAGGTATCCCCGTTTATGATGAACGCCCCGGAAACATTCGACGAATACCCGGAGTTGTGGGATATTGCGTTGACGATGTACACCAATACGCAGAATTACGGGTTGAATTGCGAAATAACCGTTGGTTGCGACCTAACGGATTTTATCATTAAGGAAAGGCAGATTTTCCAAACGGTTATCCAACGACAGGTCGCCGCAATCATGTTGCGCACGTTGGCAATGAACCCCGATGTTAAGGTAAACCGGAACCAAGTAAACGCAAGCCGGTTGGAAATTCTTTACGAATTGGACGGCAACGTTGAGGGTCGCCCCGGCGGTTTGGGTTATGACCTTAAAAAAGCATACGAGGCGTTGCGGTTGGATACGCAGGGTATCGACCGTATTTGCCTTACTTGCAATAACCACGGTGTAAAATACCGAACAACGTAAGATTGTGGCTGGGTTAAAGTCAATACAGGATTTACGTAACCGGGTTGCCACGTTCAACAACGGGTTATCGTCCGGCGCATACATTCAACAAATCATTTGGGACAATGACTCTTATATTGTTGATATGAACGCCGAGGAACAATTGTTTGAACAGGGTATTAACCGTTTAGGCGTCAAAATTTCGGATTATGCGCCATATAGCCCGGTAACAATAGAGATTAAGGAGGCAAAGGGACAGCCAACAAACCGGGTTACATTAAGGGATGAGGGCGATTTTGAAAGTAGTTTTTTTTTGGAAGTTGGCGACAAACAGTTTGAAATAAAAGCGTCGGATTTCAAAACGGAGGATTTAATAAAAAAGTACGGGCGGCAAATATTGGGATTGACGGACGAAAATATTGCGGCGTTGATTTGGCAATATATATTCCCTGACTTAATGAATAAAGCAAAAAACGTATTATATGGCAACGAATAAAAGAACAACCCCTATAATTCCCAACCCGGTTTTAATCGACCAGGTTTTGGGGAACATACAAACCGGGTTAATGGATAACGTCGATTGGTTGGACGTCGCATTTGGACGGGCGCAACGTATCGCAAAAGTGATACAGGGCAAACGCTATTATACCCCGAACGTATATGCGGGCGGGACGGAATGGAGAGGCAACAATGATTATATCGACGTTTCCCCGGATGCCAATATTGGCAATTTTTCGTTCTTTTGGATAGACGACCCGCAAACGGTCGGTTGGGTTCCTAAAGAGCAAAGCGAGATTAAAGCCCCGTTTTCCCTTATTGTTTGGTTCGATTTGCGCAAGGTTTACCCTGGCCAACTCAACAACCGGAATACCGAGGCATTGAAGAACGAAATATTGACCGTCCTAAATGGCGGTTTTTGGCTAAAAGACGGGACGATTGTAATAAACCGGATTTATGAGTTGGCGGAAAATGTGTACCGTGGGTTTACGTTGGACGAAATAGATAATCAATTTTTAATGCACCCGTTCGGCGGTTTTCGCTTTGAGGGTGTATTGTCAGTTAATCAACCTTGTAACATTTAACGATATGGTAACTTTCATTATTTGGGTTTTGGTCGTGGCAACCGTGGCGGCGTTCCTGTTGACCTTGTTAAAAAAGTGGGGCGTTATTGAGTACGTCCAAGTTCACGGCAACGACTTTTTTGTTAAGATGTTCAATTGCGGCTTTTGCTTATCCTGGTGGGCGGGGGTCGTTTTGTCCGTCCTGTTTGCTATATGCACCGGGAACCCGGCATTGTTATTGGTTCCGTTTTGTTCAACAGTCATAACCCGCATACTCTTATGAAAACGACAAAGATAGGGAAACGGGCGGTTGTGTTGTACGATAGTATCGACGAATTGCCAATTTTGCGATTTCACGCATATAACAAAATGTTGCTTATCGACGCCGGGGTTGGGTCGGATTTGAACGATTGGGATGCGCATATTGAAAAGGCAATCCGGTTTATCCGAAAGGAAAAGCCGGATTTGGCGGAAAAGGAATTGGATAATTTGCGGCAAAACGTTTATTTCGTCCAATCCGCCATATCGCCAAAGTATTTGGCGTTTGCCTGTTTGGTTAAGTCCGTGGACGGAACCGAATACAACGATATGACAGCGGACGGTTTGAAAAAGGTATTGGATTTATTCGCCGATGCGCCGAACGCCGAGTTGACCGCCCAATTGGAAGCGGTCAAAAAAAAAATAGATGAAGAATTGCAATTGTATTTTCCTAAACTATTCGACGACGCCACGGTTAAAGAGTATTACGACCAATTGAAGCAACGCACGATGTTAATATTGGATGCGATAATACAGGGGGATGAAAGCGACAAACGGGAAGAAATAGACCATATTACGACGTTGTTGTTGACTTATACAAAACCCCAATCGTTTAGCGGGTCGGATAGCGTGGAAATACAACACGACAAGCAGTTTGAAAATATGTGTTTGATGTTGTCCCAACATTTGCACGTAAACCCAAAATCGTTTACCGTTTTGGAATATTACAACGCATTTGAATACATTAAAGAGCAAGCGAAAAAAGCAAGCAGAAAAAGCAAAAATAAGACGATTTAAGGCGTTTTTTCAGACGATAAATTATACATTTGAGAAAAGAAAATTGATTGTAGGGCAAATTGCCCGAAAATAACAAAACAAATAGTTGGATTATGGCAGATAACAACAACCCAATTAAATATTCTGATTTGGTAAGCCCTGATAATTCGATTACTGATTTGATAAAGCAATTGGATGAACTTTCAGACGCGTATACAAATGCGTTGAAAAATATTAGGGCGGAAGCAATTCAGTTGGCGGCGGTTCTGCAAAAGGTTTCCGGGGCAACCGAGGACGGCAGGAACACAACAAAGAAAGCTGCAGGCGATGCGGAACGTTTGGCACGTGCGCAACGTGATTTGGCGTTTGCGGAAAGCGAGAACGCAAAGAAGTTGGCGGAGTTGAAATTGGCACAGCAGGAAGCTAATCAAATAAACAAATTGATTGTAAAAATCAATCAGTCAGCAGAGGGCAGTTATAACAAGTTGTCGGCGCAATATTCGTTAAATAAAATCTATCTGAACAACATGACTAAAGCCGAGCGAGAAAATACCGCGGAGGGGCGCAAGTTGGTTGAGCAGACACGGGAAATATACGAAGAAATGAAGCGTTTGCAGGAGGCAACCGGGAAATATCAATTGAATGTCGGAAATTATACAGAAGCCAGCGACGCAATCGCCGCGTATGGGGACAAGTTAAAAGAAACGTTAGGGCTAAATAATCAATTTGGGGAAAGTATTTTGGCCTTAGGCCGGGGCGGCGAAGCGGCAGAAAATGCAATTGCAGCAATCGGGAACGGCTTTAAATCCCTCTTTGCAACTATAAAAGGTCTCGCGGCAAACCCTGTTTTTTTGTCACTTGCAGGAGTGGCGGGCGCGGGTGTGGCATTTAAATGGTGGTACGATTATAACGCCGGGTTGCAAGAAGCTACACGATTAACACAGCAATTTACAGGCAAGCAAGGCGACGATTTAAAAGCGTTTCGGAACGAAGTCCAAGTAATTGCAGATACTTTTAATGCAGACTTTAAAGAGACTTTAATAGCTACTAATGCCCTCTCGCAGCAATTTGGGATAGACGCAAGCGAAGCAATAAAAATCGTAAAGGACGGTTTTATCGCAGGAGGCGACGCAAACGGGCAATTTCTTGATACTCTGAAAGAGTACCCCGCTTATTTTAAAGAAGCAGGCATAAACGCAGATGAGTTTGTAGCAATAATCGCACAGACAAACAAGGCCGGTATATTTTCAGACAAGGGCGTAGACGCGATAAAAGAAGCTAATTTGCGTTTGCGCGAAATGACAACCGCGACGGCGGACGCTTTAAACGGAATAGGCATATCAAGCGAGCAAGTACAAAAAGATTTGCAAAGCGGAGCAAAAACGACGTTTGACGTAATGCAAGAAGTATCACAGCGTTTAAATGAGCTGCCTGCAAGTTCCGCCGCTGTTGGGACAGCTATAGCGGACATATTCGGAGGCCCAGGCGAGGACGCGGGTTTGCAATATCTGAAAACGCTTAAAGATATTGATACGGAATTAGATAATGTAAAAAAGGATTCCGGCGAGCTTGGGAAATTGCAGGAAGAGCAGCTAAACAGTCAGCTTGAATTACAAAACGCGTTAAGCGGCCTTTTTGACGCCACAGGCGGCAATTTTGAAACGTTACAGACACGTGTAAAGGTCTTTATAAATGAAAGCCTTACAGGGCTTATAAAAGGCATTATAAGTCTTGTTAATTACGTTATAGAACTATACAACGAATCTTTGTCCGTGCGCGTAGTCGTAAATAGCGTAATAGCGACATTCAAAAGCGGATTGGACCTAATTGGCAATGCTTTTGGATTTTTGATTGACATAATAAAAGCTACAGGCACAGTAATAAAAGGCGCATTAACACTTGATTTTGACGATGTTAAAAAAGGTGTGGCAGACTATGCGAAAGCCTGGGGCAACTTGATTACGACAACAGCAAAGGATATTTCGGACAATTTCGGCGAAATGTCTGAAAACATACAAAAGAAAATCAAGCCTATTACAATACCTGTAATGTTGAGCAATAAGCAGGGTGGCGCACAAACGTCCGAGGGTGGAAATACACAGGGCGGCGGGGATACAAAAAATACACAGGGCGGCGGGGGTGTCGCAAAACAGATAGAAGAAGAAACAAAATCAGCAGAAGAAGCATATAAAAAGAATATCACAGCGATAAGGAAATTGCAGGACGCTCAATTAGCAATGCAGGAAGAGGGCTTTGCTAAACAGCAGCAAAAAATAAAGTATCAATACAGCAGACAAGTAGAGGACTTAAAACATACGCTTGAAACTCAAAAAGACTTGACGCAAACGGAGCGCGAAGCAATAAACGCGCAAATATTGTTGCTTGAACAGCAACAAACAGACGCACTTTTGAAACTCGAAAAAGACAGACAAATAAAAGAGTTGCAAGCACAGCAGGAAACTATCGATTTAAAGCTAAAGGCAGTAAAAAAAGGCTCTTTAGAAGAGCTTAATTTACTTACCGCCCGCAACCGTGTAGCGTTAGAAATTGCAAAAGCACAGAACGCGCAAAAGCCCGCAGGCGAAAGACAGTCAGAAAGTGACATAACAGCGGCGTACGATAACGAAGCAGGCGGGATTTTAGCAAACTACAACGACGCGCAAGCAGCTAAAGACGAAGCGAACATAAAGAAAAGGACTGCAAGCATACAGAATGCGGTAAGCACTGTTGCAAACGTAATAAGCGACTTTTCGCAAAATACGAGCGAGGCAATTTCGCATTTAAACAATATCCTTAATACGAAAATCGGTGACGAAACAGTCTTTAGTAAATTAGGACTTACAGAAGAACAAGCCTACGCGGCCGCAATGGCGGGAGGCTTGATAATCGGCACGTTGCAAGACATTGCGGCGGCAAGGATAGAAACCGCGCAGGCGGCTGTTGAAGCTGCAGACAAAGAGGTAGACGCAGCCCAAAATGCGTTAGACGCAGAACTACAGGCGCGCGCAAACGGTTATGCCTCAAACGTAGCACAAGCGCAAAAAGAGTTAGAAGCGTCAAAGAAAAATCAGCAAAAAGCAATCAAAGAGCAGCAAAAAGCACAGAAGCAACAAGCCGCGATACAGTCTTTACAACAAATAGGGAACTTGGTTACAGCCAGCGCATTAATCTGGTCTCAATTAGGTTTCCCGCTTGCTATCCCAGCTATAGCAACGATGTGGGCGAGCTTTGCAGCGTCGAAAATAAAGGCCGCGCAACTTGCAAAAAATACGACAAATACGGAGGAATACGGAGAGGGTACAGTAGAACTCTTAGAGGGCGGCTCACACGCGTCGGGCAATGATATTGATTTAGGGACGAAAAAGGACGGAACAAAAAGGCGCGCAGAGGGCGGCGAGTTTTTCGCGGTTATAAACAAGCGCAATTCGCGACGATTTAGGAAATATATTCCCGACGTGATTAACAGCCTGAATAACGGTACATTCGCGCACAAATATCTTAACGCCTATGGCGGTGATAATCTGCCGCTTATGGTAAATGTGAGCGAAAAACCTGACTTGCGTAAATTGTCCGACGATGTTAGTGCTATCCGCAAAAGCGGAGAAAGGAAAATCTACACCGACGCGCGCGGCAATGAGATACGAGAATACAAAAATGTGAGACGCAGAATAATAAGACGATGAATTTATACAGGTTTTACATAGAAATAAACGGGGGGAAAACACAAGTTTACCCGATTTATAAGGATGATTTGAGTTTAGACTACGAATTAGAATCAAATCAACGTTTTTACCGTAAAAAAATATCCGGGAAATTGTCTTTTGTGCGCAATGATTTTGCGTTAATAAACTCCGCAGCATTTAATACAGAGTTTAAATTTACTATCGAGCACTCAAACGATTACGGACTAACATACAGCGAAATTTTCAAGGGCAAGTTTTATAAAACAGACTGCACTATAGACGAAGATAACGAAAAAATAGAGGTGCAGCCCTCTGTAGACGATGAATATAACAAGGTGCTTGCAGGGCTTGAAAAAGAATATAATTTAATCGAGCTTGCCCCCGACAACGAATTTTTGACAATCTACAAACGCCCTCTTATACAGGTATATGTTCCTGGGGATGATGTAGTTACGTGCTTTTTCAACAATTACACGTTTGAAATAGACGTTAACAGCCCCGTCGACGATGTAACAGAGCTTGCAAGTAAATATTATTTTGCTTTGTCAAGCCGCGACGCGGAAGTAACGTTAACAGCAGGGGACGGCGCGCCCGACGACCTCAACGGCGTGTATGTAGGGCATATAACAGTAGACGACAGCGGAATACACGAAAGTGCAACGTTTATGCCCGAGGACGAAAATATCATGTATTATTTAGAGTATTCCGCAACGGCCGGCCTTCAGTGGGTAAGTACATATACTTTAAAATCAAAAGTCACAGGCAGCATTGTTTATCAAAATCAGAAAAATAACAGGATAACGAACGAAACGATAACGCTTTCCGCGCAAGGCCTTGGCACAACGACAGGAGATATAAAAGTTTACTCGATAATGGCGCGTTATTTGTCTGACGTTGACGAAGTTAAAGGCGTTCCTACTTATGATGTGCCGGCGGATGACATTGTAGCGGATAACAAAAACTATCATAAAGTATTACCCTACAATGTCGATACTTTTTATATATCAAATAATTATTCTGACACGCCTACGAAATGGGGCAAGGCGGACGACGGGCGTTATTTCCTACCGCCCGCGGGCACATCAACAGATGTTTTTTACCCTGTAGCCCGCTCCACATGGCGTAATGCGTCTATTTGGTTCAAATTTTATTGGTTAAACGATAGCATGGACGAAGACGCGCGCAAGGCATATACGTTGCGTGACGCGGCTACATTATCCTCAACAATAAACGTCCTTTTACAGCAGTTTGCGCCCGAAATAACACACAAGGCAACAACAGAATATAGTCAATTTCTGTATGCAGCTTCAAACCCCTTAAACGGCGGGATAAGACAATTTACATTGCTTATAAGTCAGAAAAGCAACATAATAAACGGAGAATATCAAACGCCCGCGCAAAACGCGCCTATCACGCTGCAGCAAATATTAAACATGTTGCGTGATACGTTCAAACTGTATTGGTATATCGAAGATAACAAATTAAAAATCGAACATGTAGAGTTTTTCCGGAACGGCGGAAGCTACTCTAAAAACAACGTTGTAAGTTATGATTTGACAAAGCTAATAAACGTACGCAACGGCAAAACGTGGGCGTTTGGGACATCTAATTATACGTTTGACAAAGAAGAGTTGCCCGAACGGTATGAATTTGAATGGATGGACGATGTTTCGACCATGTTCGAGGGCAACCCCGTTGAAGTTGTAAGCCCTTATGTGCAAGAGGGTAAAATTGAAGATATAACGATTTCAAATTTTACGTCCGACATTGATTTATTGCTTTTAAATCCCTCTGAAATGTCATCGGACGGTTTCGCTCTTTTTGCAGCTGTAGAACCCGACAGCGGCGGGCAATTAGAATTGCCTTTTGTCGATTTGACAGTGCAAGGCATTGATTATCACTTGCAAAACGGGTATCTGTCTTACTTTTATTTGCAGCCTAATTTTTGGTTATACGACATGCCCGCAAAAGACATAAAAATAAACGGCGGCAATTATTACGCAAAATCGATAGCCCGACGCAAAAAACAAACATTGTCTTTCCCCGCGAGCGTGGAAATAAACCCTCTTGCGTTGATAAAAACGTACTTAGGGAGCGGACAAATAGAAAAAATAAGTGTAAATTTGTGTAGTTACGTCGCAAATACAACATTGAAATATGATACTGAATAATAATAACTTAAGCGTGCTCCCGTGGTACAGTAGTTTGGCGGAGCAACAAGCAAAGAAAAGCTACGCTTACGGGGAAATATATCCTTTATATGCCCCTGCTGACTTCTTTTTGCCGTTTCAGATAATACGCAAAACAAGGACAAACGAAATAACGTTTTTTAATGTTGTAAACGCAAATACAAACGCAGTAATAGCGGATTATACAGAATATGTAAAAGACGCTGGTTTGCAAATTGTTAGGTTTGAAAACTTAGGATATGACGTTGTTTTGTTTCCCGCCTACATGCCTATGCCGTTAAATCAATTTGACGGGCGTTATTATTTTGTGATGTCTGACAGCGTTGAAGCATGGTACAGCGAAGTAATAACCGTCGTGCAAAACGTTTCTGCGTATCTCAAAATACAGTGGTGGGACGTTGAAAACTTAGTTTTTGATAACGGGCAAATAGTTTACAAAAATCCGACTTTTAAAAATACTCTATATCTAAATACCGAGCTGGGAATACCCGATTATGAGTTCGAGGAAGAGGGGGAAGAGCGCGACGGGTATTTTTTCCCCGAAAAGCAAATCAGCGAAAAAACATATAAATTTTCTTTCCTTGCCCCCGAATATTTGTGCGACGTAATGCGATTAATACGGCTTAGTGACATTGTGCAAGTAACTGACAAATACGGACATCTGTATAATGTCGATAGCTTTTTAATCGAACCGAAATGGCAACAACAGGGCAATTTGGCTAATGTAGAATGCGAATTTCAGACGGATACAGTAGTCAAGAAAATCGGGCGGGGCTACATAAACGGGCACGCGGATTTTAACGGCGATTTCAATAATGACTTCAACATAATACAATAACTAAAACTTTATAATCATGGCAAATTGGGATAACTTAAAAGCTGCTATTCAAGATGTTATAAAAGAGAATGGCAACGAGGAAATAACGGGGCAAGTATTGCAAAATACGTTGCTTTCGATAGTCAACAACCTTGGCGAAAATGCGACGTTTGCAGGTGTTGCAACACCGGATACAACACCAGGCACACCCGACGGCGCAATATTTTACATTGCGACACAGCAGGGTACGTATCAATACTTTAACAATCTTGTAGTAAACAAAGGCGAGGTCGCTATATTTTTGTATAAAACAAGCTGGACTAAAATAAGCGTATTCGTTGCTCCCTCTGTTCCTAACGTATTACAAAACAGCGGCACAAGTTCGACGGATGTAATGTCGCAAGGTGCTGTAACCGCAATAGTTGGCATAGACGACGTGCCGCAATTTTCAGAGCAAACAAGCTATAAAGTAGGCGATTTTGTGCGTTACACAGGGCTCATTTTCAAATTTACCGCCGCGCATTCGGCGGGGCAGTGGAAAGGCACAGACACTACACCGTCGAACTTAGCAGAATACATCAAAGCAACGACAGGCGCGACGGTGGAAGCCGTGCAAGAGTGGGGCGACAGCGAAACGGATGTGATGTCGCAAAAAGCGTTGACGGATAAGATATTAGGCGGATTAATTCCCGGATTTTCTACTACAACAAGATATGAAAAAGGGCAATACGTTATGTATAATAATAAATTTTATGAGTTTATAGCTGCAAAATCGGCGGGAGCGTGGTCGGATTCGGCAGTACAAGAAACTTCTATTGTAAAATTTATTATGACACATTCGCTTTATAATACAATGAGCGGGAATCAGAGTGGCAGTGCAGCAATCGAAGCGCAGCGCGTACAAACAGATTTATATAGTTTAACAAAATTCCCTAATTCTCCGATTATATATGCTTTCCCGAAGACTTTAGTAAACGGGGTAAAATTAGCTTATATATATAGTATTAACAACCAGGCTACAAGTCTTCCGGGAAGCGACGACATAAGTTATTTGGCGGGTGAGCCTGTAGGGGTACACTCAACAGAAACGCCTTTTTTATGTGGGGTATCAAGAAATAGCACAGGTCAAAATGGTTTTAAGGCGAATGGACGTACATACGTTTTTAGAGCTGACAATGTCGACTTTGCAAGCGCAAAAACCTTAGGTACTGGCCGCTTTTTTTCCGATTACGAGTACGTATTTTTGGGCCCCAATTTTGAGATAGTGGGAAATTGGAAGAATGATGGGTATTTCGCAGAAGCAAAAAATGAAGGAGTATATAAATATTTAGTAGTCTCTTCCACTTTGCCATGTAAGGACCAAGAATGGCGTAATCTGTTTGCGTTTAAAGAATTATTTTCCCCTGGAATGTCTAAATCCTATTTGCTTTCCCCCATGTGGGACGGGACAACATTCACTATTCTGCAAGAAATATTAGACTTGTTCGGCCTTGATAGCAAGTACGATTTAAAAGATAATGCTACCGCGTTACTATACGTTAAAGACTGCCCGATTATCAAACGCTTTAGGTATAAAAACTCCGTCACGGGTGATTGGCGGGAGCTGTATTTTGACGGAAAAGACGACGCAGACAGGCAAAAAATTTGGTGCTGGAAGCAAGCGGAAAGCAACGAGCACAAAGAATATTATTTGAGGCGTGAGGAGAACAGCGACAATAATACATATTATTTCCCCGTCGAGGAAATGATGTGCAGGGGCAAAGTACATATTTCGCCCGCGCCTGCTGGCGGCAATAGTGATTGGTTTACAATCAACTTGTTTGACAAAGGCAATAACTTAATAGCAACATCACAAGGAGACAAAAACGCAAAAACAGAATTTGATTATTTAGAGTTTACGAATAAAGTTGTCGATACCCGCCGAATTTTGAAACATTTTAATGGCGGGTATGCGGATTTATATTTGACGGAAGCACCGACTAACGATTTTGTACAGCCGACAAGTAGCAATTTAGTTACAAAATACAACTTAATAAATGCGGCTGTATATTATAAAAATAACAGATTAGAGCCCAAGATACAATCTGAAAACAAGGCTGGGGCAGTTATGTATGTGCCTTGTGTGGAGGGCGAGACATACATAGTTGGCGACGCCATAAGACATAATGGTATTGCGAACGACTCTATGCGAACGGATAACCCTGTAATTTTTTTAGACGAAAACAAATCGATAGTTAGTGCGTTTACAAAAGAAGATGTAACATATATAAAAGGATTTTCCACATTTTGGAATATAGGTAATAGTAATATAGGATATAACGGTTACATTAAATTCACCGCCCCTGCAGGCGCAAAATACATGTATATCCAGGTTGCATTATGTCTAACAGCTTATGAGGGGGATATAACAGATTACCCCGTTATCGTTTGCAAAGAAAAAGACGTTTTAGCAGCGATTAAAAGTGCAGAAAAATTAATATATCCAGGGGTAGTAACGGGGGCTGAAATATCCTTGACAAAGCGTAATACGTTTAAAAATATTTGGATTTTAGGCGATAGTCTCGCGGGAGGCTACGGTAATCTTTCGACATTTGAAGGCGGCTCTATGCCAGGATGGTTGAGGTATTTTGTAGAAGCTGTTAAACCTAAGTCCGTATATAATTCTTCTGCGGGAGGAAATACGCTCACAGACGCAAGTAAAACATTTGTAGATGATGTTGTTCAATCCCCCTCAAATTCGTTTATCTCTTTGCTCGAAAATACCATATCACGCTATAACGAACAACCCGGCGTCCAACATGGTATACCGACACCCGATTATGTCTTTATATGCGGCTGTTCAAACGACATGGGAAAGAGCAGAGGAACAGACGTAACAGGCAATTTTAGCGGCGTTTCATATATAAATGAAGATGACATAAAAAGCGTAGACATAAATCCAAATTCACTTTCTTATGATGATTTGATGGATAATATATTTATACGTCACAATGTAGATAATGTTTCTTACCTCAACGAGATGAACGAAGTTCCGATTTTTAAAATTGCAGGGGCTGTACGGTATATTGTTTTGCGCGTGGGTAATCTTTTCCCGAATTGCAAATTTGTAATATCTACAAATGTAATTAATGCACAATCATTTAGTTATTCCGCGCAAGAAAATTGTAACAAGGAATTAAGATGGATAGCAAACAGATTAAGTATTCCTATTGTAGACGTTGCAAGGCGCGCAAATACCCCGCCTTTGTGGGAGTACAAACGGCAAAGCGTAGAACAGATGACACGTAGATTTTTGGCCGACGGAGTTCACTTTTATGGCGGGGCGGATAGTAATAGCAATGGGTTTAATACTTCTGCCGCAATGAGAATAGGATATTTGTTTGCTTCAGAATTCGAACGTATTTGTGAGTATGACAGTAAGCAAAATATTGAGACATTCGATTTTGTTACTTACCCGCACGACAAAAACGTTATATATAATTCGTAATGGAAAAGATTTTGAATTTTGAGCAAGGCCGCTTAATATCAATAAGTTGTATAAGTCCGGTGTTGGCGTATATTACGCCAACGCTGGATTTTATGGTAGCTTTGATATTAATGTTTGCGATGAATATATGGGCGGGCATGCGGGCGGACGGGATTTCGATAACAAGGTGCAAAAACTTTTCATTCAAAAAGTTCAAAAATGCCTTGTGTGAACTGTTTTTATACCTGTTGATAATCAACATCGTATATACTATATTTGTCAAGCTGGGAGATATAAAAGTAGGGCAAGTAATATTAAAATCGTTGACATACGTTTTTTTGTGGGTATATGCACAAAATACATTTCGTAACTTGATAATAGCGTATCCGCGCAATATCGCTTTGCGAGTAGTATATCATATAATAAGATTAGAGTTTACACGCGCTTTGCCCTCTTATATACAACCTATTATAAAGCGATTAGATGAAGAATTTGAAAAACCTAAGAAGAAAAAAATATGCAACAAAGAATAATGCCTCTGCTCGATAACGGGCATGGCGTGAATTGTGCCGGAAAACGTTCCCCCATTTGGGCGGACGGTTCCCAATTATTTGAATGGGAGTTTAACCGGGATATCGTGCGACGTATCGCCGCCAAATTAGACGATTTGGCAATTCGGTACGAGATATTGACGCCGGAAACAAACGACGTATCATTACAGGAACGTTGCCGCCGGGCGAATCTGTATCAACAAATGTATAATAACTGTGTGCTTTTCAGTATACACGGAAACGCCGGCGGCGGCACTGGCTGGGAATGCTACACGTCGAAAGGCACTACAAAAGCGGACGAAATAGCGACGTTGTTATACTCAGAAGCAGAAAAAGAATTTACAGGGTGGAAAACAAGAAAAGATTATATAGACGGGGACGCGGACAAAGAAGCAAACTTTTACATACTCCGACATACCATTTGCCCCGCCGTTTTGACTGAAAATTTTTTCATGGACAACGAAAAGGACTGTAAATTAATGCTTTCAGAGAGCGGACGCGAAAGGATAGCTAAAATACACATTAACGTAATAAAAAAACTCGCATGGGGAAAATAATAACAACAATTGCACTTGCAGCCTTTGCGGCAAGTAGCATAATTTGCTGCGAAAGAGGTAAAAAAATAGAGACTTTGACGGCGGAACGCGATAAATACATGTCAAATACTGAAACGCTTATGCAAGACATAAGACGTTATGCAGTGCGTGACAGTTTACAAGTTGCAACCGTAAACGCGTTGACGTTAAAAGTGTCGGAATTTGAACGGTTTAGGGCGGCCGACGCGGCTATAATAAACGAACTGAAGCTGCACAATCGCGATTTGTCAGAGATAACGACTACACAGACAAAAACTATCGAGACACTAAAAACGAACGTCCGCGATAGTATCGTTTTTTTGCCCTCTGACACAGTATTTTTGCAGTGTATAGACATACATACCCCCTTTATTGATTTAGAGGGATGTATGAAAAATAAAACGTTTGAGGGGCGTTTAGAAGTGCGCGACAGTCTTATAATAGTCGAGAGTGTAAAATATAAACGCTTTTTAGGCTTTTTGTGGAAAACAAACAAAGTAAAAAACAGACAAATAGACGTAGTTTCAAAAAATCCGCACACGAAAATAGTCGGAACAGAGTTTGTAGTAATAGAAAAGTAGCTAAATTTGCGAATGATTTATAATGTGTTGTTTATTGTTACGGAAAAGAGGTTTGCAGATTTTGCAAGCCTCTTTTTTTGTCTATTAAAGACTATTATTTGACTATTTTAGGCAATTAAAGGCAATTAAATGCTATTAAATGTTACAAAAAAATTGCCCGTCCGCGAAAAAATCGCTATTCGGGCAAAAACTTGCAAAATAATTTGTCATATTAAAATAAAACATTACCTTTGCATTGTAAACAAAAACGGACTTGGCCGATTCCAAGGAACAATAAAAATTAAAGACATGTATCAAATTTATTATTACAACGACGGAGTTTATAACTATCAAAAAAGTTATGCAACATTAAGCGCAGCTAAAGCAGCTTATAACGAAAATTACAAAGGTTATATCAAGAAAGGCGAACGCATTTGCAAACGTTATAAATAAAGCCATGAACGAGATAACATTAAAACAAACACGCGAACTTAAATATTTAGCGGACAGGGCGAAAAAAAGCCCTGCCGCATTCGCGGACGAGCTTTGCAATAGATTAATAGATAGCGGATTAATTGCAAGTGACAACGGTTTCGGCTTGAATATTTACGACGGGCGTATTTGCGATTCTTTCTTTGTAAAAGACATAATCGAGATATTAAACAAAGTCGGGATAAAAGAAGTTACATGCAAAGATTACGACGCTTTGGTAAAATGTCAAATTTTCGGGATATATGACTGCCCCGAGTGCGGCTCAAAAATGGAAGAGACAGACACTATTTCGATAGAAACACATCACGCGACGTATTATTGCGAAGCGGAATACGAAGATATAGCAATAGAAAAAACCTGCCCTTATTGCGGGCATGTCGAGATAGAAAATGTTTAATTTAAAAATATCATTATGAGACTAAAAGTAAATGAAGCAATCATGTTAGCAGCCTTAAAGGGCAAAAAAATCTATAAAAAGGACTTAGCGAAAGTTCTTTACCCGGGCAAGGATGAGAAAGTACAAAAGGTGAACATGTCTAATTTGTGCGGAGGGCGAATAAAGAGAATAACAGTTGAACAAGTGCGCGCGATATGCGAAGTGTGCGAATGTAGTGCAGATTTCTTATTCGGTTTAGAGAATGAAACAAATAAGGTTGATAATTAGAGAACTACGTAAGTACTCGACGTGGCACAAAATATTATACTATATATTTAGTATAATTGCGTTTATTGCCCTTATCGGGATTGCTTTTAACGTCGTACATATTATAACATTTGCGTTTAGTGCATTTTTTGCACAAGTGATAAATAAAGAATGCAAAGAAATAAAAGGCTATGAAAAAGATTGATGTATTGAGCGATGCAGTTTCTAATAAAATACTTACATTTGCAAACCGCAAAACCTACATCGCTCTCGGTTACTGCGACCAGCCCGGCACATCTTGAATGATTGTTGTCGGGCTATTTTTATACAATAATCAAAAAAACATAGAAAATATTTTGTAGAATTAAAATTTTGATTTAACTTTGTGCCGTGATTAAGAAACAAACCCGACCGGGCGATTACCCGGAAACATTAACTTAAAAGAAATGAAAGAGCAAGTATTAAATTTTGGGACATTCAATACCTGGAAAGGTTATATTGATATGTATTTTACGCAAAAGGATTTGCGTAAAATGGCAAAAGAATTAGGCATAAAGTTTGATAAGATAAAAGATATGACCATAGCACAAGTATGGGAATTATATAGCTAATAATAACCAGCCGGGGGCGAAAGCCCCCAGCATAAAACTAAAGAAATGAGAGCGAAAAGAAACGAACAAAAAGACATGAGTATTGCAAACGCAATAGGTAGTGCAGAGAATGCGGTTAAAAAGTTAGCGGAAACAATGGGAAATTTGCCCGCTGATAAATTCCCGGGAATTGACGACGAACAACAAAAGATTGTTCCGGATATGGAGGCGTTGGAAATAGAGCAACCCGCCGGGGCTTATGAGATTTTGCCGGGTATGACCGTTGAGGAAATGAAAGCAATGTTCTTTGACGGCGCATTGATAGAACCGACGTATAAAGTTTGGCAGTTGAATAGCAAAGGGCACCGATATTATTACCGATATGACGACGCCGGGAACCCGGAGTTTTTCCCGTCGGTTACAACCATATTGTCCCAAACGTTACCTAAAGCCCCGCACCTTATAAATTGGATTGCGAACAAAGGCATTGAGGAAGCCGAGCGATACAAAGGCGAACGGGCGGCGTATGGAACGTTTATGCACGCCGAATTTGAGGAATTATTGATTAACCGGGCGTATGATTTGGACGGTTTGAAAGCTAAATTGAAAGATTATATTGAGAATAACAAATTGCCCGCCGATTTTATATATTATGCCGACGATTTGAAAAAGGACGTTTTGGCGTTTGCGCAATTCGTATTGGATTATGATGTACGACCGTTAGCCGTTGAAATTGCGTTGGTACACCCGTATTACAAATATGCCGGAATGATTGATTGCCCGTGTACCATGCGGGCAAAGATTGGAAGCGACGACCGGATTAACGCAATTGTCGATTTCAAAAGCGGGCGCAAAGGCTTTTACGAGGAAAACGAAATACAATTGGGGATGTACCGGGATATGTGGAATGTCAATTTTGAGCAATTCCCCGTTACCCGTATTTTCAATTTCAGTCCGAAAGATTGGCGCAAAAAACCGTCGTACAATCTGAAAGAGCAAACCGAAAGCCCCAATATACGCAAAATCCCCTATCTGTTGGAGATTGCCGCCATTGAGGACGAAAAGCGGGATAATACATTTACGGCGGTTAATGGTGTGGTCGTATTGGACGACGCCCCGGATTTGTCCCAAAATGTAATATCGTTGTCTTTAGCGGAACTGATAAAGAGTAAAGCCTCAGCAGAAAAGAAAAAGCCGAAACCCGACAAAGCCGTTACCGTTGAGGATTTGAAACCGGAACCGGAGCAAAAAAAGCAAATGACGTGTTCAGAATTTGAGGTTACAATAAATGATGTTGCCCCATATTCTTTGTGGGAAGTAACAGATATTGCAAAAGTAAACGGCGTTGAATTGGTTGAAAAGGGGTTGAATTTAGACCAACACAGATGGTACAGCATAGCAACTAATATTTACAAATGTTCTGACGGTTATGTAAAAGTTACCGGGGCGTATCAAAGTTTTTCAGAGGTGCAAACGTGGGAGGATATAAACGTCTTTGCAGAAGCAGAAAAATTGCAGGGAAAGGAATTGCAGGCGTTTGAATTGAGAATGAAAGCGTATGAGATAGAAAACGCACCGGAGCAAAGCTCGGAACAAACGCCGGAACCAGCGAAAGCCAAGACAACAAAAACGGCAAAACGTACAATTGTGCCAAAAGGGAAAAAAATGCCGGGGAAAGCCGGAAAACAGCCAAAAAACGTGAATGGTTCAGATAAAAACGTTATTAAGGCAGAAAAAACGGAGTTGTTAAACGATGAAATGGAAATTTGAGTATGAAAGGACGTATAAATAGACCGACCCCCGGCGTTAAACGTGTTGTATTGCCACGTGTCGGGTTCGTAAAAGTAGGATTAAAAGAGGTCGGAAAGAATGGCAAAGAATATCCAAAAAGCGTTGATTACTTTATACCGACCGGGAAATATGCCGGATTGTTTACGCAGGCATATGGAGAAAAGCCACGGACAATACAAATTATTTTTCCGGACGACGACCCGGAAAAGGTATGTAACGAAATGTACGAATACCGGGACGACGACGGGCGACGCATAGCATACGGCGACGGGGAAACGTTCTTTGTGTGGAATGGTACACAATATTGCCAATACAGCACAAAGGATTATCCCAATTTGATGGCAGGCGTTGCAGAAAAGCACCCGAACCGTTCTGTTATGAAAGGCGGCGACGGTTGGATTGTTACGTTGACCGTGACATTTATTATTCCTTTGGTACGTGGCGTTGCCGGGGTTTGGCAATTCATAACAAAGGGTACGGCGTCAACAATTCCCAATATCCGGGATACGTTCGACGCAATGTTGCAGGAACGGGGATTTGTTAAGGGCATAGTTTGGGATATGAACGTACAATTTGCCGTTTCTCAAAAGCCCGGCGACCGTTCACGTTATCCGGTCGTTTCCATTGTTCCGAACGAAAGCGAGGGGAATTTGCGTAAAGTAACAGAAGCATTTAAGCCCGTGAAGTTATAGGAATAAAAATAAAGTATTATATTTGTTGCGTAAAACAATCGACCGTTACCGATTGAAAGACATTTGCTAATTAGCACAAAGTCCCTTTTAGATGTGTAACGGCTCTAATTGGGGCTTTCTTTTTTATCTATGAAATACAATGAGTATTTACAAAAAGGGTACGCAAAGTTAGATTTTAACATTGTACCAAGACGGTTGCACGTTTATTGGTTGTGCAATGATGTATCAAATGAAATTATAAGGGTAGGAATAACCAAGAACCCGTATTTGATAGCGGCAAAGATACCCGATAAAACACATTTAATTCTCTTCCAAGTTGACAACAAAGAAAATGCCGAAATATTGGCTAATAGCATGATTTCGGACATTAGCCCGGACGGGAAAAGGTTATTCAATGTTTATACATTTGGGCAAGCAATTTACCGATTGCGTGAGGTTTGCAACAATTATGATTTGGAAAGTATTATACAATCATATAATGAAGCAAACGGGGTAAATCAAAAACTATTTTCATATCAAGGCAAAAAATGGATATGTAAAAACGTTATTGATGATTATATTTCAATGGTTGAATATCTAAACAACAGATAAAATGAAAGAAAGTAATTATATAACAATTCCCGGATTTTTACGTACCCGTTTGGATTTGAAAGGTAGTGAATTGATAATAACAGCCCTTATTTATGGTTATTCGCAGGACGGTAATTCATGGTTTATGGGAAAAACTGAATATATTGCAGACTGGGCGGGAATTACTGATAAAAACGTTTTGCGCAGCCTTAAAAGTTTGACAGAAAAAGGAATTTTGGAAAAGAAAGAAATATTTGTCAACAATAAGGCGAAACGATGTTATTATAGATTTAACTTTGAATGTGTCGAGTTACAAAACAGCACCGTATCCGGGTATCAAAACAGCACCGTATCCGGGTATCAAAACAGCACCGTATCCGGGT